CGAGGCGGACAGAGAGCTTGAGCTTTGGCAGAGAAGCCGCGCCGCTCATACGAAGACCCCCCTGGCTGATCTTCTGACCTTGAGCGCAGCACGCTTCATCTCCGTCTCTGCTGGGCGCTGGCCGAACGTCTCTGCGAACCTCGCATCATGCACGGCGGAAAGACCGGCGTTGAAGTGGTCGGCGTCTGGCACCCCAAAGAAGCGCGCCAGCGCCCCATCGACGAGCTTGATGTGCAGACGCCCCGGGATTTGGGGCTCCGTGGTGTCCGCCTCGTCCAGCAGCATTTCGGCGCTCGCGGTGCAGAGCGCAACCATCGTCACGTCCGCATTCGCGATCGGTGTCGGGTACAGCCTGAGCCGGTCACCCACCCGATAGCACTCCGTCGGCGAGCCTGTGACGCTCGTCCAGTCTCCGAAGCGACGGTCCTGGAAGTCGCTGAGCGACAGGAGTTCGATGTTCGCCCCGTCTACCAGCACGCGCCTGACAGAGAAAGCCCTTGCCGGGATCTTGACGTAGGGATCCAGCGCGGTTGCGTCGGATGTGATCGAGTCATCCTCAATCAACTTGGCGCGGATGCACGCCTCGACCTCGGCCTCGTTCAGCGCCTCCGTCCATTGTTGGTCTGACCACCACCCGGGCGACGCCGTGTCGCCGGACTGGCGGCGGCAGGCGACAATCAGTTCGGCCAGTGTCACGCGGAGTCCTTCGGCGGGCGGCCGCGGCGACGGGCGACGGGAATCTCGATGGCCGGAGTTGCACCACCCCCAGGATTGCCCCTGTTTCCTTCATCACAGGAGACGAATCGCTCGCCAGGGATCGCGAGCAGTTCAGTCGCGTCCGCATCGGGAACGACGTTGCACGACAGAACGTCGTTATCGTTTCCGGCGGCGAACGTGTGGCGGCGATCGCCAACGGTTGCGAGGACCGTACCGTCTCGGCGCGGCGGGATGGTGGTTCGAAGCAGCATGTCTGTCCTCCAAAAAACAGGGGCGATTGCGCCGCCCCTGTCGTTTGCTCCTGTCTGGCGTCAACGAGCCGCCGGGTATCAGCCCGCCTTGTAGAACAGGGTCACACCGAGCGTGAACGCCTGCGCAGTGGTCGGCGCCGTCGTGACCTTGACCCCGAGCTTGCGGTCGGAATCGGACTTCGTGACCTTCTCGAGCGCCTTGCCATTGCGCGTCAGCGACTGGCTGGAATCTGCCGTGACTGCGGTCGTGACGCCCCAATGCGCTCCGCCGTCTGCGGATGCCGTCGAAAGGCTCGCGCCGGAGCCATCCCAGATGCCAACCTGCATCACGATGGCCGCCGTACTGGCATCCGGATCGGTCATGTCGACGCGCACATCGACAGGCACGCAGCCGGCCGGAAGGATGCCGATCTGCCCGATCGTGTTCAGCGCCGCGTCCGCAGTCGCCATGGCCAGGGTGAAGCGGGTTGCCAGAACTTCCGATCCGGCCGGCGTCGGAACCGGGAGCCGCCCGGTGATGTAGTCGTTGCTGTTGGTGAATGCCATGTCTCAAGTCCTCCTGATTACCGGCTTGCCGCGTAGGTGTCCAGGGCGAAAACGCCGAAGTCTTGCGCTCCGATGCCGGTAGTGAACGAAACCTTCTTCGTGCCCCAGGTGCAGTTCGACGAGATCACGACCTGGTTGCCGTTGTCGCGCACTTCCTCGTGCCAGTCGAATCGCAGGCCGGTGCCTGGCGATCCGTATGCCTCGACGAGCGCCTGTGACCCCATAAACAGCGCGCGCGCAGCCTCATACGTTCCGCCGGCGCCATAGTCGTTGAACCGGATCACATTGCGATGGCTGTGCAGGATGCAGCCGCGATACATGCCCAGCGAGCCCTTGACCATCGGCGACTTCCGGCCTTCCGATGCGGCGATCGCCTTCTGGATGTCCAGCCACTGCCCGGTTCCGGTGTTGGAGCGGAGGTCGTCTTCCTGGAACGTGTGCATGACGCAGACGAACACTTCCTCGCCGTCGATCTTGCACGGCTGCAGGACCGGGATATCCGTCGCCCCGCCGCCCTGGCTGTCCGCCTTGGTCTTCGCGCGATCCACCAGACGCAAATCGAAGGTGTCGCTGCCGGCAACGCCCGCAGCTTCGTTGGTCATGTTGTTCTTCGCTGTCGCGTTACCGCCGTACAGGATGTGATTGGTATCCGGTGCGACCAGGGCGTTGTTCGCGCGCCCCGTGTAGCCCAGCGGCAGGATGAAGTTGGCGTTGATGCCGCGCGCGCCGGACAGATAGATGAACCGCAGTTCGTCCTTGAGGCGAGCCCACCAGCTACTCTGCTGCCGACGAGCCTTCTCGCGCAGGTTGTGCAGCGTCCGCTTGCGGGTCATGCGACCGCCGGTGTTCACGCCGCAGCGCGCCTGATCGATGTAGATCGTGTCGGTGTAGAACTTTTGCGCCTCTTCATTGCCTTCGAGGATGTCGTCGCCCTCGACGGGCGCCATCTTCAGCTCGGCGAGAAGGTCGTAGGTGATCTGTTCGCCGGCATCGGACTCCAGTTCGGAGAGCAACTGGACCGGCACCTCGGCCTCGGCGCCACGACCGACAAAGCGCTGCCCGAAATAGGACTTCTGGGACTCATCATAGGCCAACAGGCCGGAATACCGCTTGACTGATTTGGCGTCGTTGACGCCGACGATGGTTCGCGCCATTGAAAGAAGCTCCTGTAACGATGTTCATCGCATCCATGGAGCACTCCTGCGCGCCACTACTGCCGGTGCTGGCTACCTTGCCATGCTTGGTGATACCGGTAAAGGCGCACGCTGAATCTTCATGTCGCGCGGCGCCACGAGCCGCAGTCTGGCGCTGCGGCCCGATTTCTGCAGCAGCTCGACGACGACGCTCCCGCCGATGACAAGCTGCTCGCCGACGGTCACATCGACCGTCAGCGCCGACGTCCCGTCGTTATCCGGCACGGGCGAACTTCTCCCGCTGCGCCGGGGTCATTCGGGCGATCGCCACCTCGAGGTCCAGTCCGTCGAGCGCATCGAGATGGGCGAACTCGTCACCGACATCTCCAGGCCCGTCCGATCCAGGAACATGAGCGAGCGTCGTCGGCACCGCCCTCAGATCGGGTTTCCTCGGTGCCGGCTTCTCCTTGGTCGCAGGAGCGTCTGCCTGCTTGGCATTGACAACCCCGCGACGCGCGTTGACCAGCTTGTGCGCTTCCGCCAGAAACCACTCGCCGGTCTGGTCCGCGTTCTCGGGGTCGTTGGCGAGAACCTTGACGAACGTGTCGGGGTCTCTCGCCCGCGCGACGTCCGTGCGATAGTCGACATGCTCGTCTTTCGCCACCCGGTCCACGAACCGTTGCACAGCCTTCTGCCATTCTCGGGCGCTGGCTTGGTCGACCATCTCTTGCGAGATTTCCGCCTTGATCTTGGCGGCCATCAGCGCGTCACGCTGCTCGGTCACCTTGTTCAGTTCCGCGGCGTACTCGCTCACGTCGATGTCGCCATCCTGGAGCTTCTGCAAAAGCTCGCGCTGGGCCTCGTAGGTCGCCGAAAGCCGATCCTGGAAGTCGGGAGGGAGGCCGGAAGCCTGGTAACTCACAGCAGAACGGTGTTCTTCGGCCGGCGGAGGCGGCTCGGTCGTGGCGCCTGCGTCCTGCGCGCCGTCGTCGGCGTCCGCGTCGTCCGCGGCGTCGTCGGCATCGTCCTCGACGCCGGCGGCGGCGGCGTCATCGCCGTCATCATCGTCGGCCAGCGACTGCAGCAGATCGCGGTCCTCGTCGCTCAGGTCATCGCCTCGAATTGCCGCCAGTTCCTCTTCAGACAGAGTGGCGGAAAGGTGTTCGTCCAAACTGATGGTCATGCGACTATCCTCGGTGTGTCAGTGGGGGGGTTACTCGTCATCGCACTCGGCGCTGGCGACGGCGGCCGCTTCCATCATTCGCGACTTGGCCATAACCTTGGCTTTCGCCAAGCGCTTCGGATCACGCCGAATCTTCTCTGCTTCGATGAGCGTCCGCAGGTCGCTCTCGACGCGCCATTCCTCGTCTTCCGTTACCTTGATTGTTCGTTTGGCCACGCTCATTCTCCTTTCGGTTTCGTGGGCTCGAGGCGCGCGGCTATGGCCGCCATGCGCTCCCTGCTGGCAACCTCGATCTCTTTCATGTGCTCGGCGGAATCCGCTTTGATCCTCGCCACTTCGATCTGCGTCCGCTCGGTGCTGGTTCTGTCTGCCAGCTCGGCCTGCAGTTTCCGCAACTGCTCGGCCATGGAATCCAACTCGTCCGCAGCGAGGCGCCTGGCCTCCAT